TTTCTTGCACTCAAAAAGACCGACCTCCACGAGGAAGACGGTCTGCATTATTTGGTGGGCGGCAGCAAGACCGACGCAGGCCGGAACCGCCGCGTGCCTGTCCCGCAGGTCATCATGCCCATCATTCAGCGCAGGATGAAAGCCAAGGGCACCGACATGCTGTTCCCGCGCCTGGCCACCAACCGCCGCATGACGCACCAGTATTTCCGGGAGCATGTGTTCAAGCCGCTCATGGCCCGCCTTGGCATCGCGGAAGGCAAGGTCCCCTATTCTGCCCGGCACACTTACTCTGACAAGCTCAAGCTCATCGCCGGTGACGACAAAGCCAAGGCTGCCATCATGGGCCACACGGACTATTCCTTCACCCGCCAACACTATCAATCAGTCACAAATGACGATCTTAAAACAATTGTAGACGGAATTAAATAGTCGGTAGTTGCGTTGGTAGTAGACATCAATTCTGCCCCATTCTGTTCCACATAAACCGTTGAAAATCAAGGTTTTCAAGCGTTCTTGTGTTGCGATATGGACAATCAACAATCAAGCAATGACGCCATCTGCGCCGCATTGTGTCGGTAGTAAGTAGGTAATAAAAAGCCCCCATTGCTGGGGGCCCTTTTCAATACTGGTCCTGCATTGCTTTAACATCGGCCACAATTTTCGCCGCTGCTTCGTGCAGCAGATTCATGTGTTCCATCTCATCCATGGACAGCCGGTGAAAAAGGTCCGCCAGGTCCGGGTGTTCGGCCTTCGCCTTCAATGCGCATCTGGCATACTTCTCAGCGTCCGCCAGCTCATCGCCGATCATGACCGGCAGCTTCTCAATGATTTCCATTAGCCCTTCTCCTCTCCGATCCGCCTGCGCATGGCGTCCACGTCCGCGGCATCCAGCCGCAATGTGATCTCCTTGGGCGACAAGAGCGGCACGGCAGGCACCTTGACAGGGAACGCGCCGTACTGGTCCACAGCCTTGTGCATGGCGTTGGCCAGCCCGTCGATCTCATAGGTCCCGCTGCCGTCATCCTCCAGCAAAGCCTTGACCATATCGTTCTCGAATACAGAATCAATCAGCCGCTCGTTCGCCGCCACCGCATTGATCCCGATGGATACGATGATCTGCATGGCTTTCCCGTCGTCCATTTTGGGGAGTATTTCTTCCTTGATGTAGTCGGCCACGCCTTGGACGATCTGACTTTTTGTCACGCGCATAGGCTACCTCCGTTCAGGCCGTAGGCTTGATGGTCACGCTGCCCCAGCCAGGCATTACGCTGTCGTTGGGCACGACCAGCTTGGTCAGGCTGTAGAGCTGCTGGAGCTGCTCGGCCTGGCTGCGCAGAATCCCTTCCTGGGTGGCATTCCACACGGCCTGCGGCAGCATCTTGTTGTCAACGTACTGGTTGGCTTTCAGCAGGGTGTTCTCCTGGATCAGCCCCATTTCGTACCGGCTGACAGGACGATCCTCCGGGTCAGCGCTGCGCTGGTTGTTCGTGTTCACGCCCAGCAGACCGGCCAGGCCGCCCACGCTGGCCAGAGCGCCCAGGGACGTGCCGATGATACCGGTAGTCAGGGCCGCGTTGGCCTTCGCGTTGCTCGCATACATAACATCTGCCATTGTTTCCACCTCCATAATGATTTTCGGGAGGGCCCTTCCCTTTACGGCTATATTTTCGCACACAAAAAAGCCCGCTGACAATGAAGCCAGCGGGCAAGTTTCGTGCAATTTTAGGGCAGATGCTTGAAGAGGATCTCCTCTGACCGATACACGATGCTCTTGATCTGCCGAACCGACATCTGAAATTCTTCGGCCAGCGGTTCATAGCACATGCCATCAATCAGCCGCCTGCACAGGATCGCACGGTCGCGCTCAGAATGGATATACTCGTCAATCAGGTGCTTGATCTGGCTGTTGGTATACTCCATTCTGCACCTCCCAGATTTCGCGGTTCTCGGCCTTGCGATACACATCAAAGTACCAGCATTTGCGGTCACCGTCGTAAGTCAGCTCAAAGTACATCCCGTGCGGCAGGGTTGTGGCGATCAGGCATTTGTAGTTTTGAAGCACCCTGGCTTGCCAGACAACGAATATCGTGTATTCCGCTTCCGGGTTTTCCAGGTGCTGACCGATATACTCCCGCACAATTCGCTTTGCTCTCTCGGTTTTGTCGTCCATGGAGCGCCTCCTTTACTTGGCCCATTTGATGATGTCGTTCTCTTTGTAGCCAAGGCCAAGGCTCATCAGCATGGCCATGATCTCGTCTGCGCGGGCATAGCCTTCATCGGTGCCCATCTTCACGGCCTCCTGGAACAACGGCTTAGCTACCTTGGTAATGTTTCCTTTGATCGTGGAGTCCTTCTGGCCTGCCTGCCTGAGTGCCTCAATGCTGGTCGTCAGGGTGTCCATGTCGTTGTCTCTGACGGCGTTTGCCACAGCCTGGTTGTACCCGGAGATCGTGTCTTTCCTGATCAGCTCTGCACGCCGGTTCAGGATGACGCTGGCAGGATCACCGGACGCCATGCCTTCAGCAATCCACGCATCCACGCTGGCCTGCGGGAATACCGTGGTCCGCCCAATGGCGTTCGCATACTTCCATGCGTCGGATACGATGTCTGCTTTCACACCAACGTCCATCTGGCTCCAGCTCGGATCTTTGATGAGCTGGTTCAGCAGGTCGTAGGCGGTTTCGCCGCGGGTCTTGACGTAGCTGTCGTACTGCTTGTCGGTCAGCTTCACGGTCTCGCCGTTGACGGAAAGCGTCTTGCCAGCGTCCTTCGGCACGAAGGAAGTGTCTTGCGTCAGGTCGTACAGCTTTTGCATCTCCTGGTCCAGCTCTGTCGGCTTGATCTCGGAGATGTAGCCAGGGCTGATGAAGTTCTCGAAGGCTGCCTCCCATGTGCTGCTCCTGCTTTCCCTTCCCCAGACGTCCCTGTACGGAATGTTCTCCACACTCCAGGGCGTCTTGTTCTGGATCTGCTCAAACAGCCTGCGCCATACTGGCATAGACGCACCGCTTTCCACATAGTTCATGCGGCGGGTCGGGTCGATTGTCCTGGACACCTGGCCGACAATCGTCGGAACATAGCTGGAAACATAGTTGGCCAGCACATTCTCGCCGATCTGGGTGAGCTGGTTCCCGCCAAAGGAGTTGGTCCTGAACAGATTGTTCACGCCTTCCAGCATGGACAGATTGAAGATGGGCTCAGAGATCCCGACAAGCGAATCGATGATGTCGCCGATGTCCGCGTCCTCGTTCTCGTCTGTGAGCACTTCGTACAGCGTAGCACCTACAAAGAACGGCATGCTGGACGGGGCTGCCCAGTCGATGGTATAGGACAGGTCATGCCCAAACACGCTGAATTTGAGAGAATACTTCTGCTCTCCTGCGCGTTCCGCAAATTCGTCATCCTTGTCATCGTCAAGGCTCACAGTGATCACGCCCATGTGTGCAAGCAAAGCACCCAGTGCGGAGATCGCCGTGCCTGTCAGGCCAGCCGCGATGCGGTCAATGTGCTGCGTCACGGAGATAGCGCCCCTGGGCATCTGCCCCTGTGCGCCGTTGTTCACCCAGCGGGTGTACCTTGCTACGTTCCGCCAGTCCGTTGTCAGGGCGCGGAGCAGTCCGATGGGGCTGTACTCAATGCCCCTGCGCAGGATGTTTGCAGGCGTTTTCTTGAATGGCAGCACGGCGTCTACGGCCCATCCAAGGGCGCCGCCTTCACGGCTGATCCTGCTGAGCAGGCTGGCGAACCGGTTAGCATCACGGTACGTTGCTTTCTGGGCTTCGTTGATGGCGTAGGTGCGGGCACGTTGCAGCATCTCGGGATTAGCCTGCATGTCGGCAGCCGTCATATGGTTTGCCTGCATCCAGCCAGCCAAAGCGCTTTCGTAATGCCTATGTAGGAAGGCCCAGTCTTCTGATTCCAGTTTTCTGGAGCTATAATCAGATACTGCCTGTGTAGCCCTGCCGAGGGTCCTGGAGATCAGACCATCGCCAGTTCCGAAGATCCTGCGGTCGCGTTCAACTTCGGTCTGGGCGTCCCATCTGCGTTCTCCGGTCAGCACATCCCGCATTGTCTGGGCGTCCTGCCTGGCAAATTCAATGGCGTCCCTGGTGTGCCTTACAGCCTTGGTACGCTGTTCACCAGCAGATTCGATCCGGTTCCGTGCAGCCGCTTCAAGCCCAGTGCCAATGGCATTCTTTAGCTTGATGGCTGGCACGAAGAACAGGTTGCCGAATACATTCCTGAGATGCGTCCTCGGATTCGCCAACATGCTCATCATGCGCCAGCCCCGCAGCTTCTCCCTCCAGTTCGGCGGGATCTGCTCGGCCAACTGCCGCCTTGCACGCCTGCGCACATCATTAAATTCTTGCTCGGTCCGGGCGTTCGATGCGTCATCCAGCAGATCGTCAGACAGAGTAATGGGATTGTCCGTCCGGTCTCCGTACTGATCGTTGATCCTGTTCATCTCCTGCAACAGGATACCGCGCCGTCCCAGCGGGGTCATCAGGCGGAAGATGCGCCTGGCCTGCAAGGCCTGGCCGATCTGCGTGCCCTGCTCGTTGTACATGTCGGCCAACAGCATTTCGCTTGCCGTGTCGTCGTTCAGCGCCGCCATGCTCATCAGGGTCAGCATCCTTGCCTGACCGTCTGCGGACATGTAGTTGAAGTTCGGGGACTGCGCCTCCTGCATGGCGCCGAAGAAGCCAGTCTGGTCATGCTCGGTCGCATGGCTCTGTACCCAGTCGATAGACCTGTCGATCTGCGCCCGGTTGGTGTCAGGATCATAGTCGCTGTTCTCGCGCAGGTGATCCCTTACTTCCTGATGCAGGGCGTCGCTCTGCTGCGCGGTCCGGCTGCCAAACTGCCGCTGCCTGGCGCCTTGATTGCGGGTGCGCACAGGCCCGGGAAGACCGGTGCCGGGTGGCGTGGTATTCCTGGACAGCACACCGCCGTTTGCGATGTATTCCCGTAGCATGGATTCCAGCTCATTGTCGGAGGGGAGGCTGTACTTCAGCACGCTTTGCCCATTGCTGGCTGCCGCGGCTTCATCTTCTGCGCTGGCAGTGTACTGCTGCATGATCTGATCAGCATTGCCTTGGCTCAACGGCGTCACATCATTGAACGTGATCGTGTTCCCGTTCCTGACAGTGTCATCGAAGGCCGGGCTCTGGCCACGCAGGGTCATGGTGTCGTGGTGCTGCTTGCTGTACTTGGTGGAGCTGTCAAAAAGCAAAACAGGCATCTGCGTCACGCCGGCGCGGGCCAGCGCAATGGAACGATGCCTGCCTTCATGTCCGGTAATTTCACCGGTCGCCTCGTCAATATACAGCCTGATCGGCTGATCCTTGGAGTATTCTGCGAGCTGCTCCTTGTTCAGCGTCTCGGTCTGGTCAAGCAGCCGCTGCTGATTCTCGGCCATCGTCGTGGTGATCCGCAGGAAATCGCTGGGGTTCATGGTCGTGATATAGGCCTGTGCGTAGTTCTGGTTGGTGGAAGCGTAACCGCTCGGGCTCAGCCATTGCTGGAGTGTCTCGGGCTTCAGGTATACCTTGCCATTGTAGATCGTCGGGTCGTATTCGTTCTTGATGTCCTGTACGGCTTCCGTAACGATGGTCTGCGCTTGCTGCTCGTCCATGCCATCAAAGTCACCGTATTCCAGCAGGTCGTCAAGGGTCAAATCTTCCAGGGCCTGATCCAGCGGGAGGCTGTACTTCTTCCCATCTCTGCTGTTTTCAGCCTCCGCAAGCAGCTGGTCCCTGTATTCCCATGCGCGGTCATAGCCATATTCGGTGATGTTTCCATCCGCATCTGTAGCATCATCGAACAATGGTAAATTCATCAGTTCTTCATCTGTATAAATGTGATACCCACCGTCAGCTTCTGAAAGGCCAAGTTTAGAAGCAACGACATCAGCACTATCTCCATTGTGCATCCAGAAAACAACGGGCGGCCTGCCAAACTTTTCTGTATTCCATTCAGGATTGATCCCATCTACAAAAGTAACTCTTGCCACCGGGATAAAGCCTGTCTGAGCATACATTCCTGCCAAGCCGCGAGCAGGGTGGACCAATCCGTCTGCACTTTTTTTGCCTGCATAGCAATCAAGTTTAGTCCCGCCCTCGGCAATAGCCTGGACCATTAGTCCAGTTGATGCATACTGGGCCGTGCTTTTCGCGTTTTTGAACACGCCAAAAATATTTCCGTTCTCATTGTCTTTAGTGCCAATAGCGGCGCCAGCAAGACCATCTTCGCTCAGGATCATAACAGCACCCTTGCGTTCAAGATCCTCCGGCGATTGATTGTCTACATAAACGCCATTCTCGTTAGATGCTCGGCCTTCAGCCAAGGCAGAAGAAAAGCGTTGCCGGTCTGTTTCCCTTCTCAGGGCCAAATCAGTAACGCCTTGTTCTTTTAGCTTGTCATGGGTTTCTTGGCTTAGAAGCCGAAGTCCCGCCTGTCTTCCGCCATCTCCCTGTCCGTCACTCCAGGCATTGCCTTCCGCGCTTCCGCTATCCGTTTCGCGTCCGGGCCGTGATCCATCATATACGTTATTTCCTCGTCCGTCATCTCGTCCAAGTGATTCAGCCAGTTCTGCCGCGTCAGCCCCTTGGCCTTGATAGACGCTTCCACGCTGCTCTGCATTGGTAATCCCTCCTGTCTGAGTATAATCATACTCTGCACCATTGGCATTGTCAACAGTCGAAATTTGATATTTCGCTTGGCCTTCTTGCTGCCCCTGCGCCTCCTTCAGCGCGCTCTCCAGCATATCAATGGCCTTCTGCACGTCGTTCTTCCACTGGCCCTTGGTTCCGCCAAGCCGGTTCAGGAACGACTTGATGCTGTCAATGATCCGCCGGGCCACGCTGGGCGATTCGCCTACCAGGCGCTGGGCCAAAGCCCTGTCGCCGTTCAGGATGCTGCCCATGATGTCGGCCACCACTTCCTGCGCGGCGCCCATCACGTCCAGGTCATTCGCCTGGAAGGTAGAATCCTGTTCGCGCATCTCGGCGAACCTGCCATTGTAAAGCTGCTGCCTTGCCAGGATGGTCGCCGCCAGGCTGCTCTTGTTCGTGCCGTTCTCGATGCCTTTGATCAGATCCTCAAAGGTTCCCGTGATATTCTTATACTGGAGCTTCAGCAGCGCCATGGCCATTTCGCCATACGTTCCTGCCTTCTCAGCCACATGCGTCAGCTCGTGGCCAAGCACAGCGTACACGGCATCTCTGACAGTTGCGGTCTTGTCCAGCACGATTGTGTTGGTCTCCGCATCCCAGAAGCCGTTCTGCCTGGACCGCTTGCCGCCGTTGGTCGTGTCGGCAAAGATGACATTCATGCCGAATTTCTGCGCCACCTGCTTGGCAAAGGTTATGCTGTTCTCGGCCTGGTTCTTGGCTGCCCGGATCAGATTATTGGCCATGTCACGAACCTTTTGCGCTTCTGCGCTGTTCGGGTCAAAGCCACGCGCACGCAGTTCTTCAATGAAGCCTTCAGCGTTCATGGAGCCCACGTTATCAGACATCTCATCGGCTTCCGCCTGCGCCTGTTCCGCTGCGGCCTGCTCCGCCTCCGCCTGCCTTTTCGCTTCCGCCGCCTGCTGTTCCGTCTCCAACTTCTGCTGCACGTTCTGCTGGGACTGTTCCCTGATGGGCAGCATGGCGTCCTCGGCGATCTGACCGGAGTTTGCTTTCGCATTGGCCAGTGCGGCTTCTGCTGAATCGAAATGATCCTGGGCTGCATCAACTTCCCTCTTTTTGCCTATCATCTCGTTCGCAAGGTTGTGCGAATCATCGCCCAGGCTTTGTATCGCTTTGCCAGTGCTTCTCATCAGTTCTGCCCTTAGAGCATCCATCTGCTTGCCAAGTGCAGCGAGCTCCTGCTCCCGGTCGGCAAGATTTTTTCTGGCATTGTCAAGCTCTGTGCGAGCCTCTTTCAGCAGTTCATCTGCTGTCTTCTTCGCTGCCTTCAAGGCTCCATTCGCAACCTGCTTCAGCGTTTCAGCCGCTTCCATTCCCGTCCTGATGGCCTGCTCCACATCCGCCATGATCTGCGCGTTCTGCAAATCCTGCTGCGCACCGTCCACCATGGCCTGAACGCCAGCCTCCGTAACCTTGCCTTCGCTCATGGCACGCCAGGCCATATTCGCCTGACCTTTACCCAGCACGCCAATGCTGGTCGCGATCTTTACCATGGCCGGGCTCATGCCGTTGTTCGCACCGATCAGCAGGATATTCCGCATCATGCCCATTGCCTTGTCGCCGCCTTCCTCAGAAACCATGTTCTGGGCGGCCACGGTGGACATATGGCCCATGCTGCCTTCACTGTCCGTGGACAGTGCTACAGCGACAGCTACAGTCTGGCTGGTCGTATCAGCGCCCACGGCAGCGGTCAGGGCTTGCGTCTGGCGGGCGATCAGGTCCTTCTCTTCTCGCGTGGTCATACGCGGCCCAAGATCGTTGCGGGGCTGTGCGGTGGTGGGCTGTTCAGCGGCAGGAGCTTCGGCTTCCGGTCTCACCTGATTGCGTTCGCCCAGCCTTGTATCTTGCTTCTGCTCCGGCTGTGCTTCGACAGGCGCCTGCGTTTCGGCCTCGGGCCTCACCTGGTTGCGTTCACCAAGCCTGGTGTCCTGCTGCTGGGCAGGAGCTTCCTCTGCCGGGGCCTGCGTTTCTGCTTCGGGCCGCACTTGGTTCCGTTCGCCCAGCCGCGTATCTTGATTCGCAGGCTGTTGTTCAGCCTCTCCGGTGGTCTGCGTTTCAGCTTCCGGGCGGACCTGGTTGCGCTCGCCAAGACGGGTGTCTTGCGTAGGCGGCATAGACGACGGCTGATCAGCACCTTCCTGCTCCTGCTGTGCTGCAGGCTCGGGCCGTGTCCTGCTCCGCTGGTCGCCCAGCCTGATCCAGTAGTTTTTTTCGTTCCCCATCCGGCCAAGCTCTTTCAGCTCGTCAGCCGTGATGTTTTCCTCTTCCAGGACCGTGGCCTCGGCTTCCTCTCGGCTCGTGCTCTCAGCCAGTGCATTGATCCGATCCGTTATCGCGGAATACTTTTCGCTGGCATCACGTTCAGTCATGACGCCCATCTTTTCGGCAAGCTGCGCCTGGCTGTTGGCTTTGTTGGATTTTGCCTCCTTGTATGCAGCGGGGCCGGACAAGGCGCCCATTATGCCGCCGCTCGCGCCAGCCTGGGCCACCTGCATCAGGCCGTCCATCATCGCATAGTATTTGGCATCTTCCAGCGAATAGCCCTGATCGTAATACTGCTTTGTCCTATACTGGAAATCACTCTGATCTCCAATAAAGAAATCATCCCCAAGCGCCGTGCCCAGTTCAGTAAAGATTTCTTCACTGGCTTCCACGCCTGCATGCGCCGCGGCAATCTTCAGGAAGTTCACTTTCCCTTTCGGGGTAGCTTGCAGGAAATGCTCCAAGCTGACATACTCAAACAGCGATTCGCACAGGCCGCTGATGAAGCCACCAGCAAGCATCTGGCTTTCCGTCGCGCCTCTGTTTTTCAATTCTTCCATGCGGGACATGGATGCGCTGGAGCTCATCATGATTGCAGTCGGAATACCAGCGATGGTCTTTGCGGCCTTTGCGCTGACGCCAGCCGAAGCAAGCCCTGCGCCAATACCGGAAGAGAATTTCTGCATCAGGAAGCTGTCAACCCAGCTCATGCCCGTGCTATACAGGAAGTCCGCGGCATCGAATTTCCCAATCATCCAGGTAATATTGTCCATCACAGCCTCGCGCTCTGCGCCGGTCATGTGAGAGAAATATGTGCCGTATGTATTTGTGTTGATGGGATTATCGCTGAACAGCTTCTGGGAATAGATGTCTACCAGCCCACGGATGGAGAAGAGATTATTGATTACAGAATCAACGGATAGCGCAACTCGTCCAAGGAATCCACCTTCGCTGGCTGCTTTCTGCGCCGCCGCGTCAAGATCCTCGTTCAGTCTTTCGCCCAGGTCATACGAAAGATAGGTATAGTATTCTTCCGCCGCCTGATCGCCTCGTGTTTCCTTCAGGTAGTTGTAGAGGGTCCTTTCGTCTTCCGTCATCTTCGCCTGGAGTGCATTATTGTAATCATTTTCTGACGGGACCAAGGACAGACCATTGGACGGCTTAACTCCCTTGTATAGCGTGGCCGTATATCCTGCTTCTTCTCCCTTGTTTTCTTCAGCTTTTGCCTTGTATGCCTTATAATCGTCGCTCGCCTGAATCCTGGCATACATGCCCTGGCGCTTGCCAAAGTATTCGTATTCCCTGGCAGCGTTCAGGTTTTCTTCGGCTTGCACCCTGCGGGCGGACGTAACACGGCGTTCTCCCCTTTGGTCTCTCTGGGCGTTGATCTCTTCTTCTTCCTTGACAGCGGCGTCATATTCTTCCTGGGCCTTCTGCAAATTGTAGATGTACCCGGCCTCTGTCTTGGGATTGCCGCAATTCATGATATACGCCATCGTGTCTTGCAGACTGTCCAACACTTCCTGAGAATTGCCTTCTGCCAGTTCGGACAACCTGATAGCATATTCGTATTCGTCCAGATAGCCATTGACCAGGTTGTAGGCATCCTGCGGTTTACCGGCTTCGTTGGCCGCCTTGTACTGCGCTTGCAGCCCTTCAAGATACCGGATTGTCCGGGTCAGCTCCAGCGTCCCATCATTGTCAAGTGGCTCATCCAGGAGCTGGGTGCCCCAGGCTTCCATCATGGTCGCTATCTGCTCATCAGATACGGACGCAGGATCTTTCAGATAGTTGTTCCAGACCGCCTTGTCCTTATAGTATTGCAGCGTCAGCTCAACCTGGGGCAGGCTCTGCGCATCCTCATAGGCGGTAATCGCCTGCATGGCGTCATACACATTGATGAAGTCATCCCGCATTGCCTGATCTGCTTTTTGCAGGGTATAGCTGTACGCCTGCCCGGCGTCCATCTGGCCATTATCAATCAGCTCTTTGGCGTTTGCCTGGTATTGATCGAAATCCGGCCTGCCAGCGGTCTCCCATACGATCTTCTCTGCGTTCGTGCCATAGTCTGCAATCACCATGCCAGCGTCGTCTATGGCCGCGCTCTTGGCTCCGTTGATGGCCTGCTCGGTTTCGCTGACAGGAGGGATAACGGGCGTGTTGGTCTTTATATTCTCTGCAGCCAGCAGGCCACTGGTCTGCCGCCACACGTCACGGGACAGGTTGATGATCTCCTGTTCGGGAACCTGCTCGCCGTTCTCATACTTGACCTGGAAATCGCGCAGCTTCTCCAGCGTTTCGTCGTCCAGGTTGCTGAACAGGGCACCGTCGCCCTTGTTCCACATGTCGTTCATCTGGTCGTCCAGCCACTTGGAAACCTTTGCCACCGGTTCGTCGCTGGCGCTCCTTACGCCCAGCATCCGTGCAATCTGCGTGAAGCCAAACGTGGGCTGGTTCTCAGGAGCACCGCCACCGCCGCCTCCCATCGCCTCAATTCTCTGCGTGATAGAGTTCTGGCCATTCCCGCCAAGGCTTACACTTTCCTGCGCAGGCTCCTCTTCTTCCTGCTCCCTGTTCCCAAACAGCGCCCCGGCAGCCATATTGAACCCTTCCTGCGCCTTCCTCTTGATGTCCTCTTTTAAGTTCAGCGTCCGGTCCAGGCCATTCAAATAATCCTCTGACCGGGTGTTCGCCCGCTTGTTCATGCAGCGGGTCTTGACCATTCGCTCAATTTCTTCCCATTTATAAGGGATGGCGCGGGTGGTAGCAAGCAGATAGTCCTCGCCCTTCTTCAGGCTTTCGTCCATCTTTCTGAGCGTGGGCGCATCGTCCAGCAGGCCAGCCAGGATATTGCTCGCCACGGGCTCCTTGGCATATTTGATCCTCCGATCAATGGTCTCCATCATTTGGGCCAGCTCGGCCTCGGCCTTCAGGGTGGTCTGTTCAGCGTCGTACACTGCCTTGTAGTACTTCCTGGCAGTCTCGTCGTTGCTGTTCATGAGGGCCTTGTTCTGCTCCAGCCAGTCCTTGTCAAAATTCTCGACGCCAAAATAAAGGGCAGCGTCGTCCAACGGCTTCGTGCTGCCAACAGAATAGGGACTATAAGAATCTGTTCCGGGTGTGCGCCTGGAATCCTTGGAGCTGTCAGCCTGATACGCCTTGCCCTGTCCCAGCTCGTACCTTACGCCGTCCATGGCGTCATACTGCTTGCCGTTCCGGGCCGCATAGATCACGCCGCGCAGGTCGTCCTTATTGTACCCAATGGCCCGGTTCAGCGACATCGGTGTGCCCATCCGCTTGGCCGCGTCCATGCCGGTCAGGGTGCTGTAATTCTTCCAGTTGATCTTCTCCAGGATCTCATCGTCACTGTAATTCCGGTCAGTGCGCCCGGTCCAGTACGCGATTTCCTGCTGCAAGGCGGCCCATTCCTGCTCGGCCTTCTGGGTGACATCCTCGTCTTGCAGAATCTTGTAATACCAGTACGCCGCATTCTCATAGGCGCTGCTTGTGTTGCTGGGCGCCAGCGGGGTCCCGCTCACACCGACGCGGTAATAGTTTTTGAGCCAGGCATTATCATTGATCCACTGCTGCGTCACGCCGCCAGACATATCAAAGCCCAGGGCGGCCATCTGCTGCACAGCCTGGTTGGTGCTCTGGGTGTAGGGGTTGTACCAGGGGCAGGTCGGGTCATTCTGATACACCTGATAATCATGCAGAAGCTGAGATCCGCGCATAGGGTCCTGCTCGCCGATCCGGTAGATCTGCGCCATGACCTCGCTGCCGGTGGGCTGGTCTCCCCTGTACCACTTGGACGCCTGCTGCTGTTCGTCACGCTTGGCAAGCAGAGCCTGCAAGGGGGTCATGACAGAGGCCGCGAGATTGTTGACAGCGGAGATAAGACTCTGGCCGGGGTTCTGCGTCTGCGTGGTCTGTTGCTGGACCGGTTTCGCCTGAGATGTCGTCGCCTTGGGTGCATTCTGATCAGGAGGAGCAATTGCAGGCTGGCCAGATTCTTTTGTCCAGGATTTCACCTGCGCCTGTTTTTGCTTCTCTTCTTCGTCCCTTTTCTTTTCAAGGTCCAGATTAAGCGGCATAGCTTACCTCCTTAATCCCTGACGCGGAGCTGGCCGGTCGGATCATGATACGGCGGAGTAGTCCTCTGATTCTGATTCTGGTTCGTGTTCTGATTGCCAAACAGGTTCCCGAAGAATCCTGTCAGGGTATTGCCTGCGCCACTCAGGGCAGCAGTGAAATCGGACCAGCTACCAGTATAGGTGGTGGGCGTGGTCGTGGTGCTCGTGCTGCTGGTGGAGGAAGATCCGCCGCCCCCGCTCTTCTTCTGCTGTGCCGCCAGATACTCATAAATCTGCGTAGACAGCTGATTCATGGTGTTCTGGTTGGCCACCTTCCGCTCATACTCCTGATCCTGCAATTCCTTGATCCGCTTCTGGATGTCATTGGCCTGGCTCACATCGTACTGCGCGAGCTGCTGCGCCAACTGCTGGCCAAGCTGCGCCCGCTGCGCGTCGATATTGCCCTCGGCCTGCACGCGCTGGCTCCAGATGTCATTCTGCGCCTGCACGCCCTGCCGGGCCAGATTGCCCAGGGTCTGCCCAGCATAGCTGCTCCGGGCCATGCCGCGGCCCTGCATCGCCCTGTCAGCCTGGGAATACGCCTGGGCATACTGCCGCCTGCTCGCGTCCAGCGCATTGTCATACGACCGGCCCAGCCCTTCCCTCTGCTGCTGCAAGGCAAGGTCGCTCTGTGCCTGGGACTGCTGGGCAGCCAGCCTGAGCTGGTCATAATAGCTCTGGGTCTCGCCGGTGGCCTGGGTCTGGATCTCGTCCGCCGTCTTGCCCTGATAGGCCGCCGTGCTGTTGTATCGTGTAATCAGTTCCTGCAAAGCATCGGAGAGCTTGCTGTTCATCCCGATGCTCGGGTCCCATACATCCGCCATGGGCGCACCTCCTTTACAGGGTGTTCTTGCTGGTGGGGTTGTTCACCACACCAAAGGCCACCAGAACCGGCAGCAGCACGTCCAGGAATTTGTCCACTGTTTCGCTGATGTCGATGCCGCCAAATTCCTTCACGCAGAAAACAATCAGCGCCGCAATGCTGGTCCACAGTGCCCAGCTCTTCCACCGCTCCTGCCAAACGTAATTGTTCATATTCAAATCTCCTTTCATATCTTCAGCCGCCCATTCGCACTGGGGGCACACCATCCGGCCCTCCGGGATCTCCGCTCCACACATCACACAGCGGTTCATGCGATCTTCCCCTTCATGTCGCGGATGTCATGCTCGGCCTCATCCATACGTCCTTCCAGCCTGAACATCCGCTCTACCACCTGATTGTGCTTGTCCACCTTTTTTTCAAGCTGTTCCAGCCTGTACGCCATCAGCGCGGCGCTCTTCCTGTTCGCCAGGTAAACACCTATCAAAGAAAGAATCCCGGTGATCACAGCCGGGATCAGCGAGCCCCAGATATTATCCATTTGCCATCCCCCCTACGATTGCCTCGATTTCAGCCAGGAGCTGCCTGGCCGTTTTCAGGGCGGCCATGAGCTGGTCAAGCTCTACCGTCACCCGTTCCGCATCCGGCACTTCGGGTTCGTCTGGCTCCGGCGTAGGATCAGCCGGGGGCGCTTCCGGGCATTCCAGCGCCGTCCACGTATCCTGACCGCACACGCCGTCAGCCGTCAGCCCGTGATCCGCTTGAAAAGCCATGAGCGTAGCCTCGGTGTCCGCGCCGAAAATGCCGTCACAACCATCTGCCGCGCTCTTGGTGGGCTTCAGCTTGTATCCGTCATTGACAAGGTAACTCTGCATGATCTTGACGTACTCGTTGTTATTACCACGCCGCAGGGTAGGGCGCTCATACTGCCCGTCATACAGTCCCATTGGGATACCCCAATGCGTCCACGGGTCAGCGGAGAGCGGTGTCCGCACCACACCGTAGTCGTGGCCCTTGGCGTGGATCACATAGCCATCGCCCTGATAGATGCCGACATGGCCCATTTTGCCATCGTCCTGACGGAAAACACAGCACAGCTTATCTTTCGGGAGCGTACCGATCTCCCCTCGCTCGGCCCATGCAACCTTGTTCCATTGGCTTGTAGCCCCGGACGGGAAACTGATCCCGATGAAATCCATGCACCAGCGCGATAATTGGGCGCAGTCATAGGCCAGCTTGCCCTTGCCCGTGTCGGGATCGCACCAACGGCAGGATACGCAACTGTCAGCCTTGCCCATCAACCGGGGGCAGTTGCTCTTGATCTTGGCGGCATAATTCGGGTACTGTGTCATCCGCGCTTGGCGGTAGCTGGGCGTACATACCTGTTGAGTAGCGCCCATGATGTACGGGCAACCCACGCGGCTTTCGCACCAGTTTCGCGCCGCTTCCCATTTCTCCATTCAGATCACTCCTCGCTCCAATACTTCTGAACGTATTCTTCCCGAAATTTCATGACACGTTCCGAAATATCGTTGTGAATATATCCATCAGCTTTGCATATGGCATTGATGACTTCAAACAGCGCATGGTCGGTATCGTTTTCGTTCCCACGGAGCAGAAACCGCATTGCGTTGTTGAGCATATCGCAGGATGGATACCGCCCAAACCGTGCGTTTTTCTTTTTCGTTGTCAGCATCAGATCACTCCAACTATACTTAGAATAATTCGCATCAATTTTGAAAGTTTACTCCTGTTCGACAGGTTCTTCGGGTTCCTCAACAGGCGGTTCGGGGGTCATGTCCGGGAAAGCGCCGATGCTCTCGCGAAGGATCGTGCGCCCGTCTGCCTGTTCCAGCGTGACGATTGCCATGACGCGGTTCGTGGAGCCAGCATAGTTCGCGGACAAACGGCTGAAATACTCGGACTTCGCCGCACGGAGCGCCGCATCGGTGTCGCCGTTGGGGTTCTGCTCGGTTGCGTTGTAGGAGCGGCTGTCGTAAGTCTTGGGATAGCCGTTTACCGCGGAGTACAGCCCTTCGGGGTGAGCATCAGAAGTGACAACCTGAGTTGCGTTGACGATGAAAATGTTCCTTGCCATAATTAATTACCTCGCTTTCGTTCATTTCATTTCTACAACATAATAGTTATATGAGTACCCTTGCATAAGCGTATTTTGACCATTATTGTTTGGAATTGTAATAGAATTAGATGATTGCCCCGTTAATCCTGCATAGTCATATCTATATACATTTTGTGCTGGATTGTATCTTATTGACAACATCGATTTGCTACTCGGATCTCCATTGTTAATTATTGGTGCTGGATAAACGCCGCAAAAAGCATATGCTCTTGACGCATCTTCTCCTGCATTTACATAGGCGGTTTTTGATTCTTCCGTCATTTCAATGTAAATCAAATATTTGCTATATGATTTTTTGAAATTTATAATAAATGGAGATACTGTGCCTGTTGTAAAGGTTCCATTTTCATACTGCGCTCCGCTTGCCATCGCCATCAACAGCCCCCTTCTCAACTGTATTACGTCCACGATCCCACCACCCCGTATTCGCCGTCAAGGATGTTGATCTCATAGGTAGTATTCGCCTCGCACGTCCCGTCCCAGCCGTTCGCCCACTTGACCGCCGTCACACCGCTCTTTGCGCTGGTCACGGTCAGGACGGTAGGCGTGGAACCGCTCTCAAAGACCACATCCACGCACCCGCTCGCCGGAACCGTCACCGCCAGCGTGGAAACCTCGCCGCACACATACCGCACACCCGCCATCGCCGTGATGCTGGGCGTGGAGCCGCTGACCGATTCGACAGGGTTGAGCGGGATATTTGCGACCCCGTTGTTCACTATACTCGTCCCGTTGACCTGCACATCGGATACGGCCTTGTAGAGAAGGGAGGCGGTGAGCGTATGCGATTCATTCACCAGCGCGTTCACCAGCAGATACCCGTCCTGATCGGCGATCAGGGTCAGGCCGCTGGCGTTGGCCCCGTCTGCCGCCTTTTTGAGCAGTTTATTGTCGGAATCCGTAAACGCCCACACGTTCGCGCCCGTTGTGCTGTCTGTTTGCGCTGTCAGCACGAACGTATCCCCGGCGTGACAGGCCACCTTCTGGCGGCAGAAATCGGCGCTTGTGCCAAGCACGTTGACCACTGAGCCGATATTGCCGCTCAAATCGAAGAACTTGCCTGTGGAGAAATCAGAGGAAAGCGCGGCAGAATCCCGGAGCGCATAATTGATATTGCCGTCCGTGATGATCTGAGCGTTGTGGGTGATGTCCTCCAGGAAGCACTCGAACACAGCATTGTTGACGGACGGGCTTTCGTTTTTTCTGCTGATCACAATTGCCAGTTTTACGCCGTCCGGGTAGTCCGTATCGGTGTACTGGAAATCGTAAACCTTCGTACCATCAGCCAACGTAGCGCCACGGTACGGCTCCAGAATCGGCGTTTCCCTGCCTTGCTTGTATACGCCAGCAAACCAATTGTCCGTATTGATCGCGCCGGAAACAATTTTAATCATCCAGCGGTATTTGTGACCGTCTTTCAACGCGATACCGCCGCCAGTATTTTTGAAATTGCTATGCGAAGAATTGAGCGCAAGTTCCCCGTTCAGACGAATACAGACAAGAGTAGTGCCGTTATATGCAAGCGTACCATTGATAACAACTTTCGTGCCGTTCCTGCTTGCGGTCAGGTTATTATTTCCGCTCGTGTACGACACGCTGGATTCGGTGGCGTACCCGTAGTCAACCAGATTGTGCAGCACATCCACCCGCTGTCCGATGCTCGTTTCCACATTCTGCTGGGCGATCTTGGTCAGGTTCACATCAGAAGGATTGGTTTTGCCGCCATCGTTCGTCCACGAGATCACGCCAGCGCTGGAAACCGCAGGAGTGAACGTAGTCCCGTCTGAACCATCAGCGCCATCCTGTCCATCACTCACCTGCGCCGTGGTCGTGCCGTTCTTGTCCGTAATCGTGATGGTCGCGGTGTCTCCACTTTTGCTCACAGAAGCGGTCGGGGAATAGCCGTCAGCACCCGTAGCGCCTGTGTCGCCCTTCTTCAAGCCAAACGCAATATTGTAATGCCCGTCCACAGTGCTGAGCGTAGCAGACGGGGATTCCGCCTCCGCCGCGCTGACCGTCATGCCGCTGATCAGGGCAGTGGCCGTTTCCACGTCGCCCAGCGCTTCAGCCGCATCATCCAGCCAGTCTTCCAGCGGATCAGGCGGGTCCCCTTCCGCCGTGAACGATTCAAGGATGTTCGTCTGGAACGTGGCGCTCTTTTTGACCATGCCGTCATCCAGCACGCGCAGCTCCACTTTTCCCATGCCCGGGTAATATGTGTCAGAGCTGGTCACGATCCAGGCCGGTTTTCCGTCCACCGTGCTCACCGTGGCCGGGTAGGGATCGCCCTGGGGCGGCACAACCGCCAGCGAGACCGTCGCGTTGGGCCACAGCGCCAGATACCGGCTCACATCGAACACAATGGCCAGCGCTTCATTTTCCCCCTGTTTCCCAATAGGGATCATGCCGCTCTCTCTCGCGGCGTCAATCAGGATCGTTTCCATGCGTTACACCTCTTATTCAGCAGCGTCGGCTACCCAGCTATAGGTCGGCGTGCCGTCAGCCACGGTCACTTTCAGCGTGTAGGTGCCGTCCGTAGTGGGCGCCGTGGGCAGGCCGGTAATGGCGGCCAGGTCGGAAGCGGAAGCGGCCACATAGAGCTGCTTGGCGGTCAGGCTGTAGGTAGCGCTTGCAAGATGATTGACCATGATATAGCCGTCCTTGGGAGCCACCAGCGTCTTAGCGTTCGCGCTCGTGCCAATGAGCGAATGCTCGATCATCTTGTAGTCGCCGTCCACAAAAGCCCAGCAGACAACATCATCCGTTACACCGCCAGACCCGCCGATAGCGGCTGTCAGAGTAAATTCATCTCCTGCATGACAGGCAATCTTCGCGCAGCTATACCCAGTCTTGGGTCCAGCGGTAGAAGATACAGTTTCGCCAGCGTCTTTATTAAGACCGTAAATCTTGCCAGACGTCACCGTGCTGGACAGGTCAGCAGTCGTGCCGCGCAGCGCATAATTAAGATGGCCCTCCATATTGCCAGCCTTTTCCTCATCCGCCGCAATCCTGGCATTCCGTGCCTCAATGATCTTCTTCAGGCTGTACTGCTTCCCATCAATCACCACCGCCGCAATAGGCGGATCATTCCTGCCATCATTGTAATTGCCAATGCTCATGGGCTCCAGCCCATCAATGCCAAGCGCTTGCAGCAGGTCGCTCCGGCTGTCGTCGCCGTCCTTGATATGCCCGGGGATCATGCCGATATAAGGCTGTTTCTTCATTTTCAAATCCTCCTTATGGGATGTATTTCACGGTGCAGGCTTGCACGCCGGAGCTGGAAGCACCGGTCGCCTTGCAGCGAATCACAAAGTCAACATACTTCTCAAACCGCGCCTTTGTTGCAGCCGATTTGGAAATCTGTATTTCCATGACAAGAGATGAATACTGGGTCAGGTCAACCGACGAATAGTCGCTTGGCATGGACGGATTGTCCAGCGTGTCAACACTGAAATACGATCCAACGCCGACCCTGCCGGAGATTGTCCCGTGGTACAGATGCGCAACACGGCTCCCGTTGTATTTGGCCCAGATGTCGATTGTCGGGCCAACGCATGTCCCTTCATAGTTGTATGCCAGGAATTTTACACCGTACTCATAGGATGTAGCGCCTGAGATAGCACTGCCATTCAGGACGAGTGGGGCGGTCTCGGCCAGCGGGGTTTCGCCGTTCATGGATGTGCCATCCGTATTGGACAGAACAAAGTCCACTGTGCCGCCAGTTCCGGCAGGCTGCAACCAGATCACATCATGCACGTTCTGCGGCTCCGTCGTGCTTACGATCATCTTGGACGCCATGCTGCCGGTCAAGGCTGTCACCAGCCCGTTGCCGGACGATTCATACTCGTCAGCGATCACTTTCTTGGCCTTTACGATGCCGCCCTCTCCCAGGGAGAAATTCGGGTTTTCCGCATCTGCTCCGCCAAACTTGATATAGCTGTTGTCGTTGTCTTTTGCGTACACCCTGAACGCACCGCTGGTTTTCATCTCGATTCCGTCAGTGTCGATTTCCAGCGTACTGTTCTTCAGCGTGGTGATATTCCCATCCTCATCCATGCTCTGCTCAACAGCCAGGGTG